TTAAATATCCGGGAAATAATCTTTCGACACTTCATCGGTGCTCATATTCCCGTTGGATACTTTATAGAGAGTTAGCGTCCACCCGTAAACCATTTCGTCATCTGCGGTGAATTCAAACGTTTCGTTGCATTTGAAATACTCGGTGCTTTCTCCAAACTTATACTCTTTTCCGTACCAGTCCGGACCATACGCATAATAGATCGCGTATGTGCCGAGCGGCACATCTACTTCGGCACTTCTTGCCGACACGAGGAAAGACATTGCCCCGTTGGATATTGCCTCTCCGTCGATTGGTTTTAACACGATATAGAAATTGGAATCTCCAGCGGTTTGCACTGTCAAAGGTGCGACCTGATCGCCGGACGGGTATGTGACAATCTGCCCATTGCGAAAGCTCACAGGTTGCAGTGGGACGAGCCTGCCGCCTCCACTACTAACCGTTTCAGTTGGAGGCTTTACTGGCGGAGAATCATTCATGTCGGACTCGTTCAATGGCCCGGAACTTTCAATTGAAACCCAGATGATACCGCAGATGACGGCTGCGAAAAGCAGCGGCTTTAATGCTACCAACAGGATATCAACTTCCGGAGAGCGCGGCTTTCTGCTGATCCGCTTTCGCCTGTTTCTCTTGGATTCGTTTTCTAAAACCATCTGCCGATAGACGCGGTATTGCTTGACGGTCATTCCCATCATGAACGCGTCGTATTCTTCTTGCGTCATTTGCGTTAGGTCGGGAGATTCGTCAAATTCATCAACTGTTGGTTCAACGGGATGATCATGGATATCGCGTGAGGCGGATTCCGGCTCAACCTGCGTCGAGGTTTCTGATACCGCCTCATCAGGGGCAGGCTGCTTTGACTTAGAGGACACTGCCTTAATGACTTTCTTTACTTTGCGGTGCTGGTAGTGCGCTTGTTTTTCAAAATAATTCGGGTCGGTATACAATCCCACGCGCAAGACCTCCTAATACTGTTTTCTATGTTGAAGCCATGAGCTTATGAGAGATAATAGGCGAAATAACTTGAACGGAGGATACATAGATGAAAGACATCGACAGCGAAATCTTACAGGCGTTCCGCGATCTCAGTGACGAGCAGAAACGGATCATTCTTGATTCTTTAGCGCCTGCAACTGTGCCAGCAGCATCTTCTTTTGATCGTCCGTAAGCGTGCGGACATATTCCATTAACTGAGATTCCATCGGGGAAAGGCCGACGTCCTTCGGGGCGGCGGTCTCTTTTTCTGCACCGAGCACACGGTCGACGGTCACGCCGAAGTAGTCCGCGATCTTTTGGGCGGTGTCGGTTTGGATATTCTTCTTCGTTCCATTTTTTAGACCTGTCAAAATGCTCTTGCTCATGCCTAATTCGACACACATTCTGCCAGGTTTTACTCCGCGCTCATCGCACAATGATTTGATGTTGTTGTAAATAGTACACATATAAAAATACCCATTTTGTACAGGCTGACAAAAGGTGCATTTCCGTGAACAAATTCATTGACAAGTTCACGCTGATGTACTATTATAAATACCGTAAGGTTCACGGCAATGCACTTATTCTGTTTGGTGGTACTCACATTATAAGTACTTTCCCGCGAACTGTCAAGAGCCTTTTGTGATAGGGTGAGGCAAACGCGCGGTTGAGAATGCGGCGGGTCGCCTTCCCGCCGTATCTCGTCACACTTTGTTTCCGCCGCGTTGCGGGTGCAGGCGAGCACCCCTCGGCGCGGTTGAACGGCTTCGTATGAGAAACGGGTGCGCTGACCGCACCGCTGTCCGTTCAGTTACCGGGAACACAGGAAATTAGGCATGAAGCCTGCGATAGCCGATGTGGCCTGCATGGGCATCACCCCTTTCCGCACGTGCAACTTTATTCTATCACAAAAGGTTCTCTAATTCAAACTATTTGAATGGAGGGAATGACTTGTTTTACGAACTGCTGAAAGAAGTGTGCAAGAAGAAGCACACGACGCCGAGCGCCGTATGCGTGGCGCTCGGAATGAGCAAAAGCAATGTGACGGCGTGGAAGGAAGGGCGAATCCCGAGCCTTTACACGGTGATGCGCATTGCGAAGCACCTGAATGTGCCGGTGACGCGGCTGATCCCGAAGGAGTAAGGAGGAAGCAATGACGAATTGGATTATTTTCCTTTGCGTGGGGGGCATTATCACGGTACTGTCTCTGAGGAAATGCTCGATTGATAGCTCTTGGGTTCCTTTTGCTTCCGGAATGGTCGGCATCATTATTGTGATGCTATCGATTTTAGTGATTCTTTTTGGAGTACTTCAAGTACCTCAGTCTATTAACAACTTTACCAAGCAGAAAGCCTACATTGAAACGCACGAAGCGAAAAATTCCGTGGAAGATGCGGCACTAACGTCAAAGAAAATCGAGCTAAACGAATGGCTTTATGACGCACAGTGCAGCAAATCCAGATTTGGCAGTTGGAGCTTTTACCCTGAAAGAATTTTCGAATTGGAACCGATCGAATAAGAAGGAGGAACGCACATGACGGTGGAAGAAATGCTTGCATCGGACAAGCCGGTGCTGACACCGGCGGATATCGCGCCGGTACTCGGGCGGAAGCCCTATTCGATCAGCATTGCGGCGAAAGACCACCCCGAACAGCTCGGATTTCCGGTCAGCCGCATCGGAACGATCACGGTCATCCCGCGGCTTTCGTTCCTGAAATTTCTTGGATATGAGGTGGAGGCATGAACACACTGTTTTTCGGCGGCATCGCCGCTGCGGTGATCGCGCTCAACGACTGCGACTTTACGACGGGGCTTGCCGTTATCGGTGCGTGCGCGGTGTGTAAGGTGCTGTGTGATCTGCTGCCGTTTATCGACAGGGGGTGCAGACGATGAGAAAGCACGACAAGCGCACGAGAGAGCAGCGTAAGGCAGACGAGGCGATGCTTTTTGCCGGTATCTGCCTGTTGCTGGCGGCGGTGCTCATCGCGGTCTCGGCGATGATGTGATGTACATTTGCGAATGGTGCGGGCTGACCTTTGACGAGCCCGATGTCTTGCGCAGGCGCGAGAACCTTGACGGTGAGCGCGGCTACGTCCTCGTGACGGAAAAGTTCTGCCCAGACTGCGGCGCAGAGGAAATGTATTTTGAAGAATTGGAGGAGACCGAAGATGGATAACACCCTGATGAAAGTGACTCAACTCCCCGTGATCGAGGAGCATTTGAGGAGCCGGAAGGAGCAGACGGAGCAGCGCGTCGCAGAGGCAATGAGCCTTGTCTGCACCGACGAGACCTTAACCAGCGTGAAGAACATTCGCGCCGAAATGAACCGCGAGTTTGCCGATGCCGAGACCCAGCGCAAGGCCATTAAATCCGCAATCATGGAGAAGTACGACAGCTTCGAATCCGTCTACCGTGAGTGCATCGCCGACCCGTACAAGCGCGCCGACGCAGACCTGAAAGCCAAGATCGACGCGACGGAAAGCGAGATCAAGAGCCGCTGCGAGGAAATGCTGCTGGGCTATTTTCGGGAGCTGTGCGCGGTCAACGAGATCGACTTCCTTTCGTTCGGGCAGACCGGCGTTAAGGTCGATATGGCGAGCGCCAGAGCCAAGACGCCGAAGAAGCTCATGGAGCAGATCAAGCTAAAGGTGGACGGCGTGGCGCAGGACATGAAAACCATCGGCACGATGGGCGAGAACGCGCCGGAGATCATGGTGGAGTACAAAAATAACCTCGACCTCTCGCTTGCGATCTCCGTTGTCAACGAGCGTCACCGCCGCGCCGAGGAGGAGCGCGAGGCCGTGAAACGCCACACGGTTACTCCAGCAGCGCGCGCTGCTGGAGTAACCGTCGCAGCGGCCCCGCAGGTCGTCCCGAAGCGCGTGGAGCAGGCGGCGGTCGAACACCTCACGGTGTCGTTCCGCGTGACCGATACGCGCGAGCGCCTGCGCCTTTTGAAGCAATTCCTTGTCAGCAATGGCTATCAGTACGAATGATTATTTTAAGGAGGATATTACCATGAACGAAATGCAGACCTACAACAGCACCGAAGTTGTGAGCGCCAAGAGCGTGAACGCCGAAATGATGATCTCCCGTCAGGCGCAGGAGGTACAGGCGGCAATGGTCGTCGCCAAGCGTTTTCCCCGTGACGAGATCGAAGCGAACAACCGCATTCTCAACGCCTGCAAGCGCAAGAGCCTTGCCGAGCGCGCGATCTATGAATACCCGCGCGGCGGCGAGAACGTGACCGGCCCCTCGATCCGTCTCGCCGAGGTCATGGCGCAGAACTGGGGCAACCTCGACTTCGGCATTACCGAGCTGGAGCAGAAGAACGGCGAGAGTACCGTCATGGCCTACTGCTGGGATTTGGAGACCAACACCCGCCAGACGAAGATCTTCACCGTGCCGCATATCCGCTACACCAAGAAAGGCAGCGTTGCCCTCACCGACCCGCGCGACATCTATGAAATGGTCGCCAATCAGGGCGCGCGCCGTATGCGCGCGTGCATTCTTGGCATTATCCCCGGCGACGTGGTAGACGCCGCTCTTGCGGCGTGTACCAAGACGATGATGGGAAAGAGCGATGAAGCCATGATCGACCGCGTACGCAAGATGGGACAGGCGTTCAAGGATGACTTCGGCGTACCGATGGAGTGCCTTGAAAAGTACATCGGCTGCAAGGCCGAAGCGTTCACGGCGCAGAGCATCGTGCGCCTGCGTAATGTGTATACCTCACTGAAAGAGGGACGCGCGAGCCGCGAGCAGTATTTTGATCTCCCGACCGTCGAAGTGGACGAGACCACAGGCGAGGTCAAGGACGATCTGCCCGCTCCCGCTGACGCCCTCGGTACGCTGGACGACGGAAAGAGCGGCACCACCAAGCAGGTGAGCATGAATGATCTGTAAGGTCAAGGTCATTTCGACCGGCTCCAAGGGGAACGCCGTACTGCTGAATGATGAAATACTCATTGACTGCGGCGTTCCATTTCGGGAACTCGAACCATACTGCAAGGGATTGAGGCTCGTCCTGCTGACGCATGTTCACGGCGACCACTTCAACCCCGAGACCATCAAGCGCCTGCACTTCCTGCGCCCTGCGCTGCGCTGGTGCGTCCCTCCGTGGCTCATGGAACCGATGGGACGCATCGGCGTGGACCGCCGCGTGACCGACGAGGGCATGGCAGGCCATGTGCTGTTCTACTCCTGTTCCCTTCTCTACCCCGTCTGTGTGTCCTACAATTCCATTCCTCACGATGTCCCGAATTGTGCGTGGCATATCGAATTTGCAAACGGCGAGCGCGTGTTCTATGCGACGGACTGCGCCTCGCTGGACGGCATTGTGGCGCAGGCCTATGACCTTTATCTGATCGAAGCCAACTACGGCGAAGAGGAGATACAGGAGCGCATGAAGCGCAAGCAGGAAGCGGGAGAATTCAGCTATGAGAGCCGCGCAATGGAGAGCCATCTATCCCGCGAGCAGGCGCACGCATGGATCGCCCAAAACGCCGCCATCGGCAAGAGCCACGTGCTCTATCTGCACCAACACCAAAGCGAGGAGGAATTGAAATGAGCATGAATCGAATCTGCCTGATGGGACGCATCGGGCGTGACTTGGAGCTGAAAAAGACGAACAGCGGCGTATCCGTCGTGTCGTTCCCTCTTGCCGTTGACCGCAACGGCAAGGAGGGCGGCACAGACTGGATCGACGTCGTCGCATGGCGCGGCACGGCAGAAGTGCTCTGCAATTACGCCGGACGCGGCCGGTTGATCGGCGTCGAGGGGCGCTTGCAGATGCGCGACTGGACGGACAAGAACGGCAACAAGCGCAGGAGCTACGAGGTGCAGGCTGACAGCGTGTATTTCGCGGACAACAGGCGCTCGGAGGGCAATGATACCACCGCACCGCAATACGCCGTAGAGAGCGCCGCAGGCGGCTTTGCAGAGGTCAGCGAGGACGACGGCGAGCTGCCGTTTTAAGGGAGTAGTCTATGGCAAAGAGCGGGATCGATTACTTTCCGCTTGATGTCACATTGAACGCAAAGTTTGAACTGATAGAAGCAGAATTTGGCTTGACAGGATTTGGTGTAGTCGTTCACTTGCTGCAAGAGATTTACGGCAAGGCGGGTTACTACATTGAATGGACAGAGGAGGTTGCGCTTTTGTTCGCCCGCAAGGTCGGGTTGGGTGGGAGCGTCGTTTCCGAAATAATAGAGGCTTCTATCAGACGAGGGATGTTCGACAAAGAGAAGTATGACAAGTACCACGTATTGACCTCTAAAGGCATACAGGAAAGGTACTTCGAGGCAGTCAGCCGCCGCAAAACTCTTGAAGTCGATTACAACATCCTTCTGGTTGATGTTGCCCAAATTTTGCCCAATGTTTACATTTCTGCGAAAAATGTAAACATTTTTTCAAAAAATGCTGACATCGAACGACAAAGTAAAGTAGAGAAAAGTAGAGTAGAGAAGAGTAAAGAAGAGTACATATTATGCGCTGAGCCGCAAGCGGCTGACGCGCCGCCGGTGATTTCTTTGCCGCTGAATGACGGGACTTTTTTCGACGTGTCGGAGAACGACAGGGCCAAATGGTCGCAGCTCTATCCGAACGTTGACGTTCTGCAACAGCTCAGAAACATGGCAGGGTGGTGCGATGCAAACCATACCAAGCGGAAGACACGCGGAGGGATTAAGCGTTTCATCACCGCTTGGCTTGCCAGAGAGCAGGACAAGGGCGGCAAAGCGCCGCAGAATAGGCCGTTTGTCGGCGGCGATGTATTCGCCGAGATGCTTGAGGAGGAAAAGAACCGTGGAAAGAGCTGACGTAATTAGCCTTTTAGGGCGTTTAAAGCAGGCTTATCCGCAGGCCTATGCCAAGATGACCCGCGCAGAAGCCGAAGAGCTGGTTTCCCTCTGGTCGGACATGCTGGGCAATGAAGACCCCGCCGAAGCGATGGACGCAGTGAATGCGCTGATCGCCGAGGATACGAGGGGATTCCCCCCGAAGGTCGGCCAAGTGCTTGCAAAGATCAGGGGTGCAGCTTCCCCGCGAGTCTCGGTGGCGTGGATGAAGCCATACATCGAGCGGACAGCCGAACAGGAGGCGTTCATGCCGAGCGTATCGCGTTATGCGAGAGAACACGGGCTGACGTGGGAAGCGGCAGCTGCCAAAATGGCAGGCGGTGCGCCGTGAGCGGGTATCGCGGGGGCATTTTCAAGTGCCCGTTTTACTCGCGGGACTACCGCGACTATCTCAACTGCGAGGGCGCACAAGTCAAGCTACCAAAAGAAGAGCTGGACGAATATACGCGGCGCTACTGCGCCAACGAAGAATGGCGGCGCTGCCCGATCGCTCGGGCGCTGACGCTGCACTACGAAAGGACGGAGAACCGATGAGCGAAAGAAACAGAGACAAGGTAAAACGGCTTGAGCACGAGCTCGGAAGATATCAGAAAAAAGTCGGCGAGCTGATGAAAGCAAATGCGAAGCTGCGCGAGGATATGAAGGGACTGAACCAGCTGCGCATGGCGTTCGATGCTTGGATTATCCAGATCGCGCTTTCCTACGGCGAGGCAGTGAAGGACCCCGACACGGGAGAAGATATCCCACGCATGAAGGCGCTCCACCTCGAAAGGCCGAAGGTGAACCCGCTGCTTGGGCAATACGAGATTCACCAGCGCGTCGATGAGAAGAACGTGATGCATATTGCGGTCGGCCTGCGGGATGATCCGTGCGATCACAATGGCGCAAAGGAGGCAGAGGAATGAGACTGGCTATCATGGACACCAACGCGTTCAACACGATTATCGCCGCCGTAAAGGGCGCGGTATCAGCGAGCATCAGTAGGCCGATGTACAAGAATATCCGGCTGGAATTTCGCAAGAAGAACAAGGCAGTTACGGCTATCGCCACAGACGGCGTCCGGCTTTTCGTGGAGCACGCGACCTGCTGCGAGGTCGAAGAGGATTTCGATTGCTACATCAAGCCGAGTATCCGCCTGCCACGCGGCAACTCCATGCGCTTGGAGCTGAAAGAACGGGACAAGACGGAAAGCGTGGTTGAGATCGAATGTCTCGGCTGCATCTTCGGTTTTGTTCAGCCGGTTGGAGCGTTTCTGGATTGGGAAAAAGTCCTGCCCAATGAACCGACATTCCGTATCGGCGTGAATGCCGAGTATCTTCTCTCGACGTTGCAGGCGGCAAAGGCCAGCGTCGGCGGTGCCTTCAAGCAGCCTGCTATTCTGGAATTCCGTGGGCCACTTGGGCCCATTACGATCAAGACCAACCACGAGGACGTCAAAATGGTCCTGCCAGTGCGAATCAGGGAGGCCGACGATGGCGCTGACATCAGCTGACCTCGCGAGGCTGGGGCCGCAGGCGCAGAAGCAGGTGCTTGACAAACTGGTGGGCGAACAGAAGTCGAAGAAAAGCAAGTACGGCAACCGCAAGGTTGTGCGCGACGGCATCAAGTTTGATTCCGAGCGCGAGGCGGCGCGGTTCGGCGAGCTGAAAGTGCTGCGCGCGATGGGCAAGATTCGCGATTTACGGTTGCAAGCGAATTTTACGCTCGTTGAGGGATACACGACCATCGAGGGCGAGAGAATCAAGCCGATGGTCTACCGCGCGGATTTTGTTTACGAGCGAGCAACTGGGCCGGACTGCAACGGCACGGTGCATTGGCTGCGCGAGGTCGAGGACGCAAAGGGCGTGAAAACGAAAGACTATCTGCTGAAAAAGAAACTGATGCAGGACAAGTACGGCATCACGATCCGCGAGGTGTGAGATGAGCTTTGAGCACTGCCACAGCTGCCTGCCACCCGTGCGCTATCCCGGCTGCCAGGACCATTGCCCGCATTATGCGGAGGATATTGCGAAGGTCCGGGCGGCGAAGGCCGAAGAGAAGCGGCAGACGCAGGCAAAAGACGATTATTTGGGAGCGCGCCAGTTCAAAACGCGGCGTGGCCAAAAGCTGAGAAAATAAAGGGAGCAAGAAAAGATGTTGACAGAAAAAGAGTTGGGCGAACGGCTCAAAAATGTTCGCGAAGTGCGCCACATCAGCCAGTTTCGGCTTGGCGAAATGGTGGAATGCGGGCAGGGACATATTGGGAAGCTGGAAAAGGGTGAGCACTACCCGAAGTTGCCGACGCTGTACAAGATCAGCGAAGCGCTGAATATTTCCGTAAGTGATATTTTGACGGAATCTCCGTCGTCAAAGGATGGGATGCTGTCACCGGAGGAAGTGGGCGCAAACATCCGCAAATGGAGAACCATGCGGGGGCTTGGCGTGAAGAAACTGGCAGAAAAGTCAGGCGTATCGCGCAACAGCATTCGAAACCTTGAGACCGGCAAGTGCATGAGCTTTTTAACCACGTATCAGTACATTGCCGAAGCGCTGGGTGTGACCGTCGGGACGCTGCTCGGAGAGGTGCAGGAAAATGAGTGAGAACACGAACCACGTGCCGTTTAAGACGGTCGTATATCCACAGCTCAGGGAAGCTTTGCAGGAATCCGGTATCACCCCGCCGGAGTTGAGCAAGAAGCTCGGTGTTTCCCCGCTCTGCGTGTGGCGATGGACAACGGGGAAGAACGAATTCAGCATCGGCGTTATCAAGGCAATTCTTGCGGTGACGGGGCTGACATTTGAAGAGGCTTTCGGGGAGGCGCGCGCATGAGCAAGATCATGAGACCGAGAACGCCGTTTGAGTTCTGCGTTTATCCGGCGCTCAAGGAAGCACTGGGAAAGACGAATTACAATCAAACCGAACTGGCGCAATCCCTCGGCGCGTCGCAGTTTACGGTGTCGGCGTGGGTGCGCGGCGACCGCGATGTGACGGTGAGGCTGCTGCTGGCGCTGGAAGAGATCACGGGGAAGCCGTTCCGGGAGCTGTTCGGGGAATGCGAGGGGCGGAGATGAAACATCTCGGCGATATTACGAAGATCAACGGCGCGGAAATCGAAGCTGTGGACGTTATCACGGGCGGCTCACCGTGCCAGGATTTGAGCATTGCAGGAAAACGCGCTGGATTGGCCGGTGCAAGGAGCGGATTGTTCATGGAACAGGTTCGCATCGTAAAGGAGATGAGAGAACATGACAGAGCGAATGGACGGACAGGTGACATGGTCAGACCTCGGTTTATGGTATGGGAAAACGTGCCCGGAGCATTCTCAAGCAACAAAGGGCGAGACTTCGCGGCAGTCCTCGAAGAGATCATCCGCATCGCAGAGCCGGAAGCCCCCAATATTGAAGTGCCTGAAAAAGGCTGGAACACCTGGGGGGGCTACCACGATGAAGTGGGAGGACGATGGAGCGTGGCTTGGCGAGTGCATGACGCGCAACACTGGGGAGTCCCCCAACGCCGCCGTCGTATCTCGGTTGTCGCAGATTTTGGAGGCGACACCGCAGGCGAAATACTCTTTGAGCGCAAAAGCGTGTCAGGGCATCCTGCGGAGAGCGGAACGGCGCGGGAAAGACTTGCCGGAAACGCTGAAAGCGGTGCTTCTTATGCAGTCCGAATTAGGGGGGGCTGTGACGGAGGAGGAAAAGGCTCTTTAGTGCAGGAGGACAAGAGCGGAACGCTCGGCATCGGCAACGACCAGACGATTTTCCAAAACTGTCTGACGCAGTGGGACTGCCAAAGCAAACGGATTTTTGGCACAGAGGGAGCATCCCCGACGCTACAAGGTGGCGTTGGCGGCGGAGTAAATAACCCGGCGATTTTCTGCATGGGAACACAGCAAGGCGGGGCCGAGGTACGAGGCGATGACCGTGCACCGACCTTGACCGCTTCCGCAGGCATGAGCGGGAACAACCAGCCGGTTGTATGCGCCGGGTTTAAGCTCGGCAACAGCGAGAAAGCGCGAAGCATCGGCTACGCCGAAGAGCAATCGCCAACGCTGAACGCGGAGTGCGGCGGCAACAAACCCGCGGTGGTTGTACTGGATATGTCGCACGCCTGCGATGTCATCAGAGACTGCGGCGAGGTCGTTCCGAGTTTGCAAGCAAGAATGGGAACAGGCGGCAACCAAGTGCCGCTGACGTATCAAATGCAGGGCTTCGGTGATTACCGAGAGGGGGACGTTGCAAGCAGTTGCAAGCAACGGGACTTTAAGGACGGAACAGACCTTGTGTGTTCCGTCGATTGTCGGAACTTTTGCGAGGGAGGAGAAACAAACGGTACATTGCAGGCCAAATCAAACGGCGGAATCAGCTACAATTTGCAGAATACCGTGAGAACGGGCATGGTGGTGCGCCGCCTTACCCCGATGGAGTGCGAACGGCTGCAAGGCTATCCGGACGGCTGGACGGACATAGGAGAGTGGTACGATGGTCAGACTGGCGAAGGCTATTGGGTCGATAGTCTTGGGAAGCGCCACAAAACAGCGGACAGCCCCCGCTATAAGGCGCTCGGCAATTCTATCGCGCTGCCGTTTTGGGACTTTTTGGCAAAGCGCATCAGCGCGCAATATTTGCGCCCTGTTACGATGGGCAGTTTATTTGACGGCATCGGCGGCTTTCCGCTGGTGTTCGAGCGGCACAACGGCAAAGGCACGGCACGCTGGGCAAGCGAGATCGAGGAGTTCCCCATTGTCGTAACAAAATTGAGATTTGGGGAGGAATGACCATGTACATTGGAGAACCATTCAGCTGGAAGCCTGCCGCCTTTGAGGGCAGTACCGGCATTATGAGCGTTACCACGAAAGAGACGACTGCGCACGGGCGCGTCGTCTACATCAACGAGGCGCACCGCTACTTTACGGCGGAGGCGGATATCAACGGGAAGAAGCTCAGAGAGAGCTTCATGTTTTAGGGAGGTGGAGTGATGGAACGACTGACGAAGCGTTTATCCAGTGGGGCTCCTACTTATAATTACCCTGCAAGTTGTTACTTTGGTGATGATTCTGGCCCAGACAGGATAGCGCAAAGTGCTTTTAGACAAAGATGTGTTGAACGGTTGGCCGATTACGAGGACACGGGGCGGACTCCGGAAGAAGTGACCGCGTTGGGAAACCTGTTTGATTACGCGCTGGAAGAATCGAAAACGCTGACAGAGCAGCTTGCATTGCTCAATCGCATCCGCGAGCTGGCCGAAGCCGACAAGAATGGCTGCGTAATAATCGTGCCGTGCAAGGTGGGCGACACGGTGTATTTTGCTTTGCTTGGAAAAATCATTGAGAAGCAGGTATTTAGCATCGTTGCATTTTCAAATTCCACAAGAATTTACTGTGGCGGAACCAGCGAATATTTCAGGCCAGAGGATATAGGGAAAACCTTCTTTCTTACCCGCGAGGAGGCTGAGAAAGCATTGGAGGCGATGAAGAATGAGTAAGGCTGTTATGCTGAGCATCCGCCCTAAGTGGGTGGAGAAGATCGCCAACGGCGAAAAGACCATCGAAGTCAGAAAGACCAAGCCGAAACTGGACACGCCGTTCAAATGCTATATCTACTGCACGCTGCAAGGCTGTAACGAGTTTTTTCGAGTTGATCTTGGGCGTGATGTTGCTAAGTGGAACCGCGGCAAGTGGGCAGACCGCAAGGGCAATGTTATCGGGGAGTTTATCTGCGACCGGATTTATGAGCTTGCGCCTCTCAACCATGCGCCGGATGACGTAGAAAAGCAAGCCTGCCTGACGCGGGAAGAAATTGTGAACTACCTAAAGGGAACCGGCTATGGCTGGCATATTGTCGACCTGCGCATTTATGACCAGCCGCGGGAGTTGACGGAGTTCCGGCGAGCGTGCCCGAATAGTTGGTATTGTGAAAGCTGCGTAATGCACTGGGAAAACAACGGCACTTGCGGAAACGAGAGATTACAGATCAAGCGCCCGCCGCAGAGCTGGTGCTATGTGGAGGCGATGGACAATGGCTGAATACATTGAGCGAGAAGCGGCGATTGCGATAATTGAAGAAAAGCAAAAAGAACTCTGCCCTGTTGGCCGATATGGCAGAGGCTATGTGTATGGTTCAGACAGGGAGAAGTATGACGCTTGGGATGAGATTATTGATGCTTTAGAAAATATACCCGCCGCTGATGCTGTGCCGGTGGTGCACGCGCGGTGGGTCTCATTCTTGGACGGTGACCACATCATGCCGGAACGATATTACCGATGCTCACGTTGCGGCAGAGTAGAGAGTAGACGACAGCCGTATTGCCATTGCGGCGCGAAGATGGACGGAGGAGAAGAATAATGGCAAAGTATTTCAGAATTGCAGAGATTGACGCTACTACTTTTGAGCGCATGACTGGCGACGAGCTTGATTGCCTGCAAGTGGCACTGCTTGCGGATGATGGAAACGTGTATGTTGCTGTCGATGAAGATGGGCAAGATTGCATTGAGGTCGACATTGAAATGTTTGATGCGGACGGAGGTGAATGCGAATGATAGATAGCGTGATGAAGAACGTTGGCGCGGCGTTTATGCTTATCGGCGGCGTTGCGTTGGTGGCAATCGTTCTTGGATTGGCAGTCTATGCCGCCGGTTTGGCTTGGATAGCCGCAAGTAATAAGTGGAGGGATATTCTCCGAGCAGAGAGCCTGATCTACGAATACCGCATGAATAGAAAGGCATATATCGAGTGGAGGGGAAAAGCAAATAAGGCACAAGACAATGGAGGCACTCCATGCTGACGATCACGATTAAAGCCAACGTCCCCGCCGCCGACGCGCAGGGCATCAAGGAGCGAATCGCCATGGACATTGAGCGCTACGGCGACGTGAAGGTCGTGAGCATCGTGAGCGATAGAGGGCGAGAAGAACAGATGAAAATGGAAGGAGCCAAGCTATGAGCATCAACGTAAAGAAGTACACCAAAGAACAGATGGCGAAGATGGTGGAGGAAACGCAGGCAGAAGTGCAGGAATTAAAGCGGGTAAATGCCGCCCTGACCGAGCAGGTCAGCCAGATGAACGGCGAGGACATCAACAATGCAAACGAGATCGCAAATCTGAAAGCGGACTTAGATTCAGCCAAAAACACGGCTCAGTATTTGAACGATCAGGGGCAGCAGCATTGGAGAGCGTGGCAGGCATCGAAGCGAGAAGCTGCCGACTTGAAAAACAAACTCAATGACGCGGAGGCGGCGCTTAGGCGAGCGAACGGCGAGTGCGCTTTTAAGCAAGAGGCCCTTAATGTAATGCGTAACAGGCGCTACAACGCCGAGCAGCACGCCAATTACGCAGAAGCCCACCCGTGGCGCAACCTGTGGGCGTGGCTCAAAAGAAAGCTCAAAATGGCATAAGAAGAGGCGGGGCGAAAGCCCTGCTTCTCTTTTTGCCGTGAGGGAGAACCCCTTTCTTTTCTTTTATATTTCTTTTCTTTCGGGAGAGGGTGCTATATGCAGGATGTATCTATGTTGTGTGTATGTAACTATACAAGGGAGAGCACAGGAAGAGGGAGAGAAAGTTTCCACGCCCGTGGTGAGAAATAAAAGATGGCGTGTTACCGTCGGAAATAGGAAGCTCGGTTCCCCGAGCGGGGGATAAGAATGCTGTGCGATAAGGCCGAGGACGGGGGGCTTGCAGCATAAAAAAGAAAGGCGGTGGCGGCATGGCAAAAGCAGGGTGTCATCCCAAATATGCGACGGTCGAAGAAATGCAGGCCGTCATTGACCAATACTTCGAGGATTGCAAGGGCGAGCCGATCATAGGGGACGATGGTATGCCAATCCTCGACAAATTCGGGCAGCCGTTTATCATTCATCAGCGCCCACCGACGGTGACGGGGCTCGCGCTTGCGCTGGGATTTACGAGCAGGCAGGCGCTGCTGAACTATCAGGCAAAGAAAGGATTCGTTGACACGGTTACGCGCGCGAAGTCTCGCATCGAGGCTTACGCAGAGGAACGGCTCTTCGACCGAGACGGCCAGCGTGGCGCTGAATTCAGCCTGAGATACAATTTCCGCTGGGTAAATGACGAGAAGAAGGAAGACGGCGGAGAGAGCGTGTGCGGCGTGGCAGAGCTGCCCGCGGTGATGCCTGCTCCGCAGGACGCGGGAGGTGATGCGAATGGCGAAGCGTAGCGTGGTATGGAAGCCGCAGCCCAAGCAGGCGCTCTTTATGAGCCGCTGGGAGGACGAGGCACTATACGGCGGCGCAGCCGGTTAGGCGGGGGGAAATCCGATGCGTTGGTCATCGAGGCATTGCGTCAAGTAAATATCCCGTATTACAAGGCAATCATCCTGCGAAAGACCTTCCCACAGCTTGCCGAGCTCATTGACAAGACGCTGAACTACTACCCGCGTATCTATCCGGGCGCGCGCTACAACGGCAGCAGCCACACATGGACATTCCCGAGCGGGGCAAAAATCATCTTCGGCTCGATGCAGTATGCAAAGGACAAGATCAAGTATCAGGGACAGGCGTATGACTTTATCGCATTCGACGAGCTGACCCACTTTACATGGGAAGAATACAGCTACCTCTTTTCCCGCAACCGACCGAACGGGCCGGGGACGCGGGTGTATATCCGCAGCACGGCGAACCCCGGCGGTGTGGGGCACGGATGGGTCAAGGAACGTTTCATCACGGCAGCGCCTCCGATGAGGACCATCCGCGAGGATGCCGTCGTGCGCTTTCCAGATGGGCACGAAGAACATCGGCAGAAGAGCCGCATCTTTGTTCCGAGCACGGTATTCGACAATAAGATACTGCTCAAGAACGACGACAGCTATTTGACGCGCCTTGCGTCGATGCCGGAGGCGGAGAAGAACGCACTGCTCTACGGCGATTGGGATACGTTCTCCGGGCAGGTGTTTACCGAGTGGCGCAATGACAACGAACACTACCGCGACCGCATCCATACGCACGTCATCGCGCCGTTCCAAATCCCACGCGAGTGGCCAATCTGGTGCGCAATGGACTGGGGCTATTCAAGGCCGTTTGCCATCGGCTGGTTCGCGGTCGACCAAGATAGGCGGCTCTACCACATCCGGGAATATTACGGCTGCACGGGCACACCGAACGAGGGCGTGAAGATGGAACCGACGGCAGTGGCCCGCGAGATGAAGCGCATTGAGGCAGAAGACCCGAATCTCAAGGGGCGGCACATCTTCCGTGTGGGCGACCCCGCGATCTGGGGCACGCAGGGTACGGAGAGCATCGGCTCGCTCTTTGAGCGCGAGCGCGTCTACTTCGAGAAGGGGGATAACGCCCGCATCGACGGCAAGATGCAGCTGCACAACCGATTCGCGTTTGATGAGAACGGCGTGCCGATGCTGTATATCTTCGATACGTGCAAGAATTTCATCCGAACGGTTCCAAACCTCGTTTATGACGAAAAGGACGTTGAGGACGTGAACACCGAGCAGGAGGATCATATCTACGACATGACACGCTATGTGTGCATGGAGAATCCCATTGCGGCGCGGGTAAATAAGCCGCCGAAGCCGGTCTTGTACGACCCGCTGGACATCAATACGCCGAGCTACGACAAATATGCGTGGTTCCAACACAACTGACAGGAGGGGGAAGACATGGCAGGAACGAGAAAATTCCCGCAGACGCAGCAGCAGGCCGACGCGGCTGGCGCTGCTGCGATGTTGGATGCAAAGGCAGAAGCGCCGCTTGTAGGCGCATTCCGCGACAGCGACGCGGCGATGAGCAGCGGCGCAGCCATCGGCAGCAAGGAGATCGGTGACGCCGTAGAAACGCTGCAAAAGTACAAGCAGGGCAAGAGCAACTTCGAGAATCGCATCATCAGCGAGGAGCGCTGGTGGAAGCTTCGGCATTGGGAGGATATCCGACGCGGGGCGAAAGACGCGGGGGAATCGCCCGAGCCTGCGAGTGCATGGCTGTTCAATTCGATCATGAATAAGCACGCCGACGCGATGGACAACTACCCCGAGCCCGTATGCCTGCCTCGCGAGCAGAGCGACGAGGAAAGCGCGCAGACGCTCTCGTCTGTGCTGCCGGTCATCATGGAATACAACGAATTTGACAGCACATACAGCTTCGAGTGGTGGGAAAAGCTCAAACACGGTGTGGCGCTCTATGGGGTGTTTTGGGACAAGGAGAAAGACAACGGGCTCGGCGACATCGCTATCGAGGGCATTGACCCGCTGAATATCTTCTGGGAGCCGGGTATTGAGGACATCCAGAAGAGCCGCAACGTGTTTACGGTGGCGCTCGTCGACCGCGACATCATCGAGGACGAATACCCGCAGTTTGCGGATAAGCTCAGCGGCAGCAGCATTGAAACGGCAAAATACGAGTACGACGACACAGTGGACACGAGCAACAAGGTCGCCGTGATCGACTGGTATTACCGCAAGAAGGCCACAGACGGGAGGACGGTACTGCACTACGCGAAGTTTATCGACGAGGAGCATATCATCTACGCCAGCGAAAATGACCCAGAATATGCGGAGGGCGGCTTCTACGAAGACGGCGAATATCCGTTCGTGTTTGACGTGCTGTTCCCAGAAAAGGGCACACCTGCGGGATTCGGATATACGGCCATTGCAAAGGACCCGCAGCTCTACATCGACAAGCTGTGGGGCAACATCCTCGAAACTTCAATGATGGGCAGCAAGCGCCGGTACTTTGCGAGTGAAAGCCTGAACATCAACGAAGAAGAGTTCCTTGACTGGCGCAAGCCGATCATCCACGTGTCCGGCCAGATCGACGAGAGCAGGCTCCGCGAAGTAACGACGCGCCCGCTCGATTCCATCTACGCGAATATCGTGCAGATGAAGATCGACGAGATGAAGGAAACGAGCGCAAACCGCGACGTTTCCAACGGCGGCACGTCCTCCGGCGCGACAGCTGCTGCGGCGATCAGCGCATTGCAGGAAGCGGGCAACAAGGCGAGCCGCGATATGATTTCGGCGTGCTACCGCGCGCAGGCGAAGATCGTGAAGCTGTGCATTGAGCGCATGCGGCAGTTCTACGACGCAGCGCGTACTTTCCGCATCACGAATGAAATGCCCTACGAGTATGCGCAGATCGGCGTGAACGAGCTCGGCGATCAGGTGACTGGCGTGGATAGCCTCGGCAATGACCTGTTCCGCAGGCCGGTCTTTGACATCAAGATCAAGGCGCAGAAGAAGAATCCCTTCTCCCGTGCGGAACAGAACGAGCGGGCAAAAGAGCTGTATTCGCTGGGATTCTTCTCCCCAGACAGGGCACAGGAAAGCATGATTGCGCTCGACATGATGGACTTCGAAGGAATCGACAAGATCAAGAGCCAGGTCAACGAGGGCGCGACGCTCTACAACGTCGTGCAGCAGCAGAGCGATCAGCTGCAAAAGGCGCTCGCGGTTATCCAGCAGCTTACGGGACAGGACATGGGCATCGGAACGGCGGGCGGCACGCAGAGTGGCGGCTCGACACGTAAGAGCGGCAGCGGTGGAATTGAGAGCAAGAACGCTGACGCACAGAGCGCACAGACGCCGTACATGCAGAAGCTTGCCGAACAGTCTAAGCCGAACATGGACACGGGAAGCAGCGCGGCAATGCCGGGGGTGTAAGTGCATGACGATGGTTCACATCGAGCACGAAATTGGTCGATACATGATCCTGTGCGAAGGACATTCGGCGGACGAGAAATGCTGCAATTACATCACGGGTGTGATGTATGCCTTCGGCGGCTATGTGAAGAACATGGAAGCTGAGGGAGAGTGCGAGGTCTATGGCTTCGAGATAGACGATGGTGCGCCGCGCTTCCTCATCCACTGCGGCGGCGACGAGCGCATCGAGGCGGCATTCATCGCCGCGTGCATCGGGCTCAAGCAGCTGGAAGACACGAGGCCGGACGCGATCTGCGTGCACGTCAAAGAGAATTAAAAAATTTTTCTCGCCCGTGGTGAGACGGAGGAAGCCGCATGTTACGCTTTAGGCGTGCGAGTGGCTTCCTCCTATTCATACGCCCGCGAGGGAGGGTCGGCGTTTTTCTTCATCTTTTCGCCGCTCTCCCCTCCCCTGCGGATGATGGGAAGCGCTGCACGGCCTACACGGAGGGCCGAATATCCGCGATTTGACAAGCAGGAGGGATACCATGAACCTCAAAACTACGCTTCGCGTGATCCTGAGTCTCTTTGATGGCGGCGCTGCCGCTGCGGGGGCCGCTGCCGGTGCATCGGGCGGCGCTGAGGGAGGCGCGAGCGCACAGGGCGAGACCACGAATGCAAGCTCTTCTCCCACTCGGAAGGGCAAAACGGGCGAATACGCCAACGTCGTGTTCGGCAAGCAGGAGACACCTGACGATACGGGGACCTCTTCTGGCGAGCCGAAGGGCGAGGGCGCGAAGATGCAGCAGCACGACGCCGGGGCTGCGGAAAAAGGCAGGGAAGACCTGAAAAAGGAGTTCCTTGACCTCGTAAACGGCAAATACAAGGACGTCTATACCGCGGAGACGCAGCGCATCATCAACCGCAGATTCGGCGAAGAGAAGGCCAAAGACCAGAAGATCGCAGATTCGCAGCCCATTATCGACACACTGATGCGCCATTATGGCGTGTCGGACGGCGATATGAGTAAGCTGCGTGCGGCTTTTGAGGGCGATGCGGCGCTCAACAGCGTGCTCTACAATGCGGAAGCGGAGAGCATGGGCATGAGCGTGGAACAGTACCGCGAGTATGCGCGGATGCAGCAGGAAAACGAAGCGCTCAAACGCCAGGAAGAAGACAGGCAGCGCCAGCAGAAAGCCGACGAGACTTATAACGACTGGATCCGTCAGGCGAGCGAGCTGGTCGGCACGGCGGACGCACCGGGCGAGTACCCTGACTTCGACCTCAAGCGCGAAGTCGCGGAGAATCCGCGTTTCATTGCGATGCTGCGTGCTGGCGTTCCTGTAAAAGACGCTTACGAGGTATCCCATTTAGGCGACATTCAGGCTCGTAGCGCGGCGAAAGCTGCGGCGGAGATGGAAAAGCGCGTGATGGACAATGTCCGCGCGAAAGGAATGCGCCCGAACGAGAATGGAACCACTTCCCAGCCGGGGGTCATTGTCAAGAGTGACCCGAGCAAATTCACGAAGGCCGACCGCGCAGAGATCGCAAGGCGCGTTCGGCGCGGCGAGCGCATCGTATTCTGATGCCCGCCTAATTTACCGACTGTAAGAAGGGAGACAAAACTCTATGAAGAAGTTCAAAGACATTTTCATTCTGCCCGTTATTCTGAGCCTGTTTGAGGGCCAGACGAACGTGACGACCGATGCCGGTCTCTCGGGCGAGATGAAGACCTACTACTGCGACACCCTGATCGACAACGCCGAACCCGAGCTGGTGCATGACCGCTTCGCGCAGAAGCGCAACATCCCCAAGGGCAAGGGCAAGGAAATCGAGTTCCGTAAGTATGATCCGCTGCCCAAGGCCTTGACGCCCATCACCGAAGGCGTGACGCCCAAGGGACGTAAGCTGTCCATGACCACGCTGACCGCGCAGGTCGACCAGTACGGCGATTTCGTCGAGATTTCCGATATCCTCGACCTGACCGCCATCGACAACAACCTGCAGGAAGCGACGGTGCTGCTCGGCTCTCAGGCGGGCCGCACGCTCGACACCATCACCCGCGAGGTCATCAACGGCGGCTCCAACGTCCAGTACGGCGAAGGTCAGGTGACGGGCCGTCATCTGCTCGTTGGCGGCGAGGCCGCGGGCAACCACTATTTCACGGTGCGCGCCGTCCGCAAGGCGGTTCGCTTCCTGAAAACCATGAACGCCCCGCGCTATGAGGGTTCTTACTGGGCCATCATTCACCCTGACTGTTCCTACGACATTCAGGATGACCCTGATTGGAAGCGCCCGCACGAGTACAAGGACACCAGCAACATCTACGACGACGAGATCGGCAAGATCGCGGGCGTCCGCTTTATCGAGACGACCGAAGCGAAGGTGTTCCACGCGGATGACCTGACTGAGGGCGCACGCGACCTGACCGTCAAGAGCGCATCCAGCAAGGTCTTGACCGTAAACGAGGCCATCACTACTGCTGACGCCGCAAAGTTGGCTGGCCGTGAGGTCGTCATCGGTGGTGCACTTCTTGAGATCGAGAGTGCCACGGCCGCGGGTGCTGGCAGCGCGACGATCACGTTGAAAGAAGCGCCTGCTGCCACCCCGACGGCGTCGACCACCATCTATCCGGGCGAAGCCGGTGCGAAGGGCCGCAACGTCTACTCCACCCTCATCATGGGCGCGGAGGCTTACGGTACGACCGAGCTGACCGGTGGTGGCCTTGAGCACATCGTCAAGCCGCTCGGCTCTGCCGGTACGGCTGACCCGCTGAACCAGCGTGCAACCGTCGGCTGGAAGGCGACCAAGGTCGCCGAACGTCTGGTTGAGGCGTATATGATTCGCGTGGAGACCACTTCTACGTTTGACGAGACCCCGCTGACCTAACCACCAAGGGGGCGGCTGTGAACGCCGCCCCCGCCACTGAAACGGAGGAAAGACCGATGAGCGAAGCAAAGAACGCCGTTGCGGCTGTGAACGCCGCCCCCGCGGGCGAGGAGTACGTCAGCGTCCGCCTGTTCAAGGACAGCGGCAAGTACAAGGATGACCTGCTGGTGTGCGTGAACGGCGAAAGCTGCCTGATTCAGCGCGGCGTGACCGTACAGGTCAAGAGAAAGTTCCTGTGGGCCATCCAGAACCAGATGAGACAGGATGCCTCGACCGCAAATCTCATCCAGACGATGAGCAGCGACTACGTTGAGAGCGCGAAGGCCCACAACGCGTAAGTGAATACGACCGCGAGACACGAAAAATGAGTTGCGACACGGCGCAGCAAGGGACGAAAAAGTCGCTCTTGCTGCGCCGTTTTCCATAAGAGAGGTGACAACATGGTTATTGAAAATGCTTACGCGCTCGAAGAGATCAAGCTCGGGCGCAGGGGCGAGAATCAGGCGCGCAAGGTCGTCTTTGACGTGCTGGGAAAGTGGCGCGAGGGCTATGGCGAGGGCGTGGCGAGCCTGATTGTGCAGCGAAACGGCGATGCGCAGCCGTATCCCGTGACGGTGACAGAAGAAGACGGCGCGCTCGTGTGGCTGGTATCGAGTGTTGATACGGCGGTGGCCGGTGAGGGCGCGGCAGAGCTGCGCTATACCGTTGGCGATACCATTGTGAAGAGCCAGATATATAAAACACGCGTGCGCGAAACGCTGGAAAACAGCGGAGAGGCACCGCCTCCGGCCTATCAAAGCTGGGTCGATGAAGTTTTGCGGGCGGCGGCGGATGCGGAGACGGCGGTTTCCAAGATGCCATACGTCGACGAGACCACGGGCAACTGGTTCAAGTGGGACGCCACGGCGGGCGCTTTTGCCGACACGGGTGTTGCCGCGACCGGTCCGCAGGGCGAAGTCGGCCCCAAGGGCGACACCGGCGCACAGGGACCAAAGGGCGACACAGGCTCGACCGGCCCCAAGGGCGACACGGGCGCAACCGGCGCACAGGGTCCAAAAGGCGAGACCGGCGCAACCGGCGCGACCGGTCCGCAGGGCCCCAAAGGTGAAACCGGCGCGCGCGGCCCGCAGGGAGAGCAGGGCATTCAAGGCGAGATTGGCCCCGCTGGCCCGCAGGGCACAAAGGGCGACAAGGGCGATGCCTTTACCTATTCCGACTTCACGGCGGCACAGCTTGCCGCGCTGAAAGGCGACAAGGGCGATACCGGCCCCCAAGGAGAGAAAGGTGACATCGGCGCGACCGGACCGACCGGCCCCGAAGGTCCGCGCGGCCCGAAGGGCGAACAAGGCCAGCAGGGGCAGACCGGCCCGCAAGGAGAGACGGGGCCAGCAGGCCCCAAAGGGGACACCGGCAAAGGCTTCAAGGTGCTGGGCTATTACGGCACGAAGGCTGCGCTGGACGCCGCGCAGAAAGCGACCGCAGCGGCGGGCGATGCCTACGGCGTGGGCACGGCGGAGCCCTACGACATCTACATTTTCGACGGTATTACCGGCGAGTTCATCAACAACGGCCCCTTGCAGGGCGCGAAAGGTGACACGGGGCCCGAGGGTCCGCAGGGCCCGAAAGGCGATCCCGGCGAGACTGGTCCTCAAGGCCCTGCCGGGGCGGATGGAGCCCCCGGCAAGGACGGCGCAAAGGGCGCGGACGGCCTGCCTGGGAAAGACGGCGCAGACGGTGCGCCGGGTAAGGACGGGACAAACGGACGTGACGGCGTGACGTTCACGCCGAGCATGAGCGACGACGGCGACCTGTCGTGGACGAACGACGGCGGCAAGGCGAATCCGCAGACCGTGAACCTCAAGGGCCCGAAGGGCGACACGGGCGCACGGGGGCCTGCCGGCACTGACGGCGCGAAGGGAGATACCGGACCAGAGGGGCCAAGGGGTCCGCAGGGTGAACAGGGCCCGCAGGGCAAGACTGGTCCGCAAGGTGAAACCGGCCCGCAAGGCCTGACTGGTCCGCAAGGTGAAACCGGCCCGCAAGGCCTGACGGGCCCGCAGGGTGAAACCGGCCCGCAAGGCCTGACGGGCCCGCAGGGCCCTGCCGGTGCGGACGGCGCGAAAGGTGCGACCTTTACCCCTGCTGTGTCCGCGGCGGGAGACCTGAGTTGGACGAACGACGGCGGGCTTGCGAATCCCGCGACGGTCAACATCAAAGGCCCCAAGGGAGACCAGGGCGAGCGGGGCGAGAAAGGCGATACCGGTGCGACCGGCCCGCAGGGCCCCGCAGGCCCCGTGAACGTGCCCTCCACCACCTCTCTCATCAAGGGCAACGGCTCGGGCGGGCTGGTGGCGGCAACGCGCGGCAGCGACTATATCGCAAGCGGCAACATCACCAAGCAGACGCTGGTTGCATCGGAGACCACGCCCACCGAGAACTACGCTATCAACTGGTACTTTCAATAAGGAGGCGCTGAGATGGCAAGTGCAAAACTCGGCACCAAAGCCGTCGGCAGTATCGTCAAACTGAACGTCAACGGTGCAGCGAAAGAGTTTATCGTCGTCCATCAGGGCAAACCGAGTTCTCTGTACGACGAATCCTGCGACGGCACTTGGTTGCTGATGAAGGACATCTTCGAGGCCACACGATGGCACAGCTCGGATGTGAACAATCTGGAGAACAGCACCATCCACAGCATACTGAACAGCACGCTCTTGAACGCGTTTGAGAGCAACATCAGGGACGCAATCAAGCAGGTGAAGATTCCGTATCGCAAGAACGGCGGTTCCAGTGGCTCGGATCAGAGTGGTGCTAACGGCTTGCTCTGCAAGATTTTCCTGCTGTCCGGCTACGAGATTGGCTTCACGACCAGCGATAACCCCTACTTCCCGCAAGATGGTGCGAAGCTGTCCTACTTTGAATCTGGAACCGACACGTCCGCCAACAACAAGCGTATTGCGAAACTGAACGGCTCGGCCGACTACTGGGGGCTCCGTTCACCGTTCACCTACAGCACCAGCTTGGTGTGGCTCGTCAACTACGACGGCGTCGGCGAGACCAGCAAAGCATCCAACTCAACTGGCATCCGCCCCGCGCTCATTCTTCCGCCCGACATGGAAGTCGACAGCTCCGGCAATGTCACGCCACCCCCTCCCGCTACACACAAGACCCTCGTCAATGGCACAGCCTATGAAATTAAGGGTGGGAAGTGCCTCGTCAACGGCACGGTGTACAATATCCTCAAGGGCAGGACGCTCATCGGCGGGACAGGGTATGATATCAACTTTGAGCCGGATGTGAGCTTGACGTGGTACTTCAACGAAACCATTGATATAACGTCGCAGCCAGACAACTTCTGGGGGTATAGTAGCGGGATTGCTGTCAGCTTTGTGTCTGGCTATTATGGCTTTACCTACGACCATCTTATCCGAGACTACGACGACACTTACGGTGTAAGAACTTTAATCTACTATAGAAAGATTACCGAGACCAGGGAACTCGCCTACCGAAACGGCTGGCGGGGGGAGGTATACCGCACCATTACTTTCGACGAAGCCCCCTCGGGCGATCTTCTGGCGTGGCTGCAAGAGAACGCCACGCCGCAATAGAAAGGAGCACACATGAGTATCCACATCAAAGTCAACAACACGGAATACCCCGCTACGGTCAACGGCAACCGTACTGACCGCTCGTGGGACGGACGTGACACCAAAACCATCTACCTCACCATGTCCCACGACGCCGTGGCGGCACTGCTGCCCGACAATACGCCGTGGAGCATCGTGCAGCGCGATATGGTGGACGTGCTGGACGAGCAGGGGAAGCCCACGGGCGAGACCAAGGAAGTCGTCAATGAGTACGACAACAGCGAGTACAGTCTTGCGGGCGACATCACCGACCACCGCGACGGCACGGTATCCATTAAGATGGGCAAGCCCACGGAAACGGAAAGCGCCAAAGCGACCGTTACCGCCCTTGCGGGTGGGCCGGTCACGTATGCCCGCGCGGTGAAACTGCGCCCCATTATCGAGCAGGCAGCGGTCAGCCTGAGCGACGGCGAGGCGGCGAGCGTGCCGGAACTCATCACGGCATGGGCGTACCCCGTGGCTTGCGCTAAGGGCGACCGCAGGAGCTACGGCGGCAAGGTGTACAAGTGCCGTCTGGGTCATACCTCGCAAGCCGACTATACGCCGGACAAGACGCCCAATCTCTGGACGATCATCAACGTCGACCACGCAGGCACGCAGGCAGACCCCATCCCCGCAGCGCGCGGCATGGAATACGAGTACGGCAAGTATTACCTCGACGGCGAGGACGGCAAGACGTACAAGTGCGAGCGTATCGGCGAGGCCGCGGGCGGCAAGATCGTCTTGCAGTATTTGCCGCATGAGCTGGCGGGGCAGTATTTCACGGAGGTCTAATGTATGAAAATGCTGAAAGCTATCCGTGACGCGGATGCGCTGCGGCCTAACAAATTGAGCACGCCGCGCAAGGCGGAAATCCTCATGGGGCTTGAGCACCGAATTGCCGAAATGATGGGGGTGGAAGCCCCCACCCTCAAGGTGAGCGTGGAGGATGACACCGCGAGTGTCGAAGACATGGAATTGCTGCTGGCGGACGGCCACAACGAGTGTTACCACCTGTATTTGGCAGCGCAGCTCGACGCTTACAATCAGGACAGCGCGCTCTATGCCAACGACCACGCCATTGCCAACGAGGCGGTGGCCGATGCTATGGCATGGTGGCGCAGGACCAACCGGAAAGAAAGCCGGGGCAACTGGAAGGTGTGATGACAAGTGCCGACGACATTTCAGCTGGTGGAGACGACCTTCCCGAACGGCGAAGGCAAAGACACGCAGGAGCAGATCAACGGGGTCTACGACTACCTTTTCGTGCTTCTGGAACAGCTTCGGTATACGCTTTTCAATCTGGACGGGAGCAACATCAATCAGAATGCACTGAGCGAGTTTATCAAGAATATTTCCGAGCCGATCTACGCCAAGATCGAAGATACGGACAAGAACGTAAATGAAATTTCCATTACAGCGAAAGGATTAGATGCTCGACTTAGCGATGCTGAGGGGGACATCACGCAGCTTGACACAACGGCAAAGGGCTTGCAGGCGAGCATTTCGAACCTCGACGGCGCGATCACAAACATCAAGGCCGACGTGAACGGCATCCGCGCGACGGTAAGCACCAAGATCGACGCGACGCAGGCACAGAGCATTTTCGACCAGAGCGCGACCGGCTTCACGCTGGGCGCGACGAGCGGCGAGAACGGCACGATCTTCAAACTCAACTACAACGGCGTGCAGGTGGCGAGCACGGGGACTGTCGATCTGCACGTCAAGGCAGTCAACATCGACGGCACTCTGACGGCGGGCGCGCTGCGCGGCGGGAGCGTAAGCCTGCTGGCCGGAGATACCCCTGTCGGCAGCATGGATCTTGCCTACACGGGCACGGGGCAGGTCGGCGTCGGTCTGACGGCGACCTATGGCGGCATGAAGATGCACGCAGCGGGAAATATCTTTCTTGAATCCAAGCTGGGGCCGTTTGCATTGATCGGAAAAGACGATGCCAGCGACTACCCTGTCGTCTCGCTCGGCGGCGGCTATCTGGTGCTGAGCGGCAACTACACGTTCGGCGCTTCGCCGCCGAGCAACGCGCCGTATGGCACGGTGTTTTTCATCGAGGAGTAAGGCATGGCGAGCTTTTATTGTACGCTATCACCGGTCGACGGAGACGGGACGCAGCTCAGCGTGTACGCCAAGTTTACGGGCGGCTCGGATGATTACACCTTTAAGCGGCTCATCGACGTGCGCATCACCGGCGTCGGAACATTTGAGTTCAATTCCACGGCAGTCGGCGGCGGGGAGAGCACATTCGTCGGCACGATCACGGGGCTATCGCCGGGGACGACATACGAGTGGGTGTGCAACCTCTATTATTGGGGCGGTGACTGGATCGTATCGGATTACTCCGACGAGGGTACCGCCACAACGTACAGCGGCGGCGGTGGCGGCGGCGGAAGCAGCGCGAAGGCGGTTATCAATGTCGGGACGTATGCCTATCCGAACTGGAAGAGATACCGCGCGATCGTCAACATCGGGACGTATTCCAACACAAATTGGCTATCGGTTCGACCGGTCAACAATTACGGGAGCTATTCGCAACCCGATTGGAGGTAAAGAGCATGAATGAAAAGATCAAGCAGGAAGCGGCGCACGCGATGCGCCTGATCGGCATTTTGAACGTCAACGGCGACGCGGTGGACGTGGTGGCGGCGGTGCGGCAGTCGCTTCGCAATATCGCAATGATCTGCGACGGCACGGAAGCGCCAGAGAAGAAAGAAAGCGAGGGCCCGGATGAGACTGCCTGAGATCACGGCATATACGAACCGGCGCGTGCAGCAAGAGAAATTCGGAGGCATCAACCACACGTTCGGTGCGGCGGGCGGCGAGCTCTACGACATGAAGAACCTGTCGGCGCGATACTTCCCGCTTCTTTCCCCCCGTGCGAGGCGCTATACCGTCCGCAAGGATATGGGGACTGCAAACGGCATTTTCAGTGCAGGAAAGCTCTACGAGGTATACGGAACGAAGCTCTACGTCAACGGCGAGGAGAAGTTGACGGTCGCAGACAGCGAAAAGACTTTCTGTGCACTGGGCGAGCGCGTGCTCATCTTCCCCGACAAGATCGTGTGTGAAAAGGACGGCACGATCAAGCCGATGGAGGCGAGCTACGCCGCGGCGGGGCTGAAATTCGGGAATGGCACGTATGCTGACGAAAAGGCGGCGGCAAACAGCATCACGACGACCGGCGCGGCGTTCCCGTTCAACGTGGGCGACGCCGTGACGATCTCGGGCTGCACAAAGGAGACCTACAACAACCGCACACCCATCATCCGGGAGATCAGCGAGGACAAAAAGACGCTGCGCTTTTATGAAAACACCTTCCGCCTGCCCGACGGGCAGGAAAGCATCACGGAGCCTGGAACAGTCACGCTCAATCGCAGCGTGCCCGACATGGATTTTGTCTGCACGAACGAGAACCGCGTGTGGGGATGCAAGGGCGACAGCATCTTTGCTTCAAAGCTCGGCGACCCGTACAACTGGAACGTGTTTGACGGGCTCTCCACGGATGCGTTCAGCGTGGAGAGCGGCACGGCAGGAGCGTTCACGGCGTGCGTGAGCTATCTTGGCTACCCGTGCTTTTTCAAAGAAGACAAAATATTCAAGATGTACGGCACGGTTCCGACAAACTTCCAACTCATGTCAAGCGCGGTGCTCGGTGTGATGAAGGGCAGCCACAAGAGCCTTGCTGTGGCGGGTGAAACGCTCTATTACCTCTCGATGGTCGGTATCATGGCGTACAGCGGCGGCATGCCGCGTTGCATTTCCCGCACGCTGGGCGACGATGTGCGCCTCTCTGACGCGGTGGGAGGGAGCGACGGCCTCAACTACTACGTGAGTCTGAAAGAGGATGGCAAGGCGGCGTTGTACTGCTACAGCAGCGAGAACGGCGTGTGGCATAAGGAAGATGCGCTTGCCGTGGTGCAAATGGCCTATTCGGGCGGTATCATGGCCTTAGTAGACGGCGGGTGCGTGCTGCTTGGAAATCCGGCAGATATCCCGACCGGCGCAACACGCGAGGGGGCTGTTATTAGCGAGGCGGAGTTTGCCGACTATGACGGCGGCTCATTCGACGCGAAGCACGTGCAGCGCGTACGGGCGCGGCTGGAATGCGAAAAGGGCACAACGGTCGTGTTCCTTGTCAAGTTTGACGGCGGCGCGTGGGAAGAGGTCGACCGCTGCGGGGCACAGGAGAAGGACGTTTTCACGCTCAACTGCCCGATCCGCCGCTGCGACCACTTTAGATTAAAAATCAAAGCCACAGGAGAATACCGGCTCTATGCGCTCGAGTACGAATACGTGACGGGCGGCAGAAAGTGAGGGGACAATGGCAGATAATTTCAAACACAAGAATACAGACCTGACGCTCATCAACGATTCGGGCGACCTTGATCTCATCCGGCAGTATACAGAGGCCTACAACAAGGCCTATGCCGAGGGAGACAAGGCGGGCCAGCAGGCGGCGCACGACGCAGCGGAGAAAATCCGCGCGAAGTACGACTATTCCGGCGGCGTGGACGGCAGCGAGTACATCAAACTCGGCACGGGCGCGAGCCCTGCAAAGGCTGACACAAGCTGGCTCGATAAGCTGGGCGACAGCAGCTACAACTACGACCAGAGCGGACAGATCAGTGCAAAGCTCGACGCGCTGCTGAATCGCACGCCGTTTTCCTACGACGCGGCGAGCGACCCGCTCTATCAGCAGTATCGCAAGCAGTACACGCGCGAGGCAGACCGCAGCGCTGAGGATGTGCTCGGCAAGGCGGCAGTGATGACGGGGGGGATGCCGTCCACGGCGGCGGTGGCAGCGAGCCAACAGGCGAGCGACTACCAGATGAGCCAGATGACGGACAAGATCCCCGAATTACAGCAGCTTGCCTATAGCATGTATCAGGATAAATTGAGCGGCGACCGCGCCGACCTGAATACGCTCATCGGCCTTGAGGACAACAACTACAACCGCTGGATGGCTGACCGAAACTACCTCTATCAGCTCGCGCGTGATCAGGTGGGCGACCAGCAGACGGCGGATGCGCTGGCGTATCAGAAGCAGCAGGACAAGCTGAACTATGACTACCAGAAGGAACGCGACGCCATCGAGGACGCACGCTATAATGCGGAATGGCAGTATAAATTGCAGCAGGCCGCGCAGCAGGCCGCGAGAAGAAATACCCGCGTCATCACCACGCCTACGGGCGGCGGCGAGGCGGATTATGATGGCTTGTTCGCAGCGGCGCAGGCAAGCGGCTATCCCAAGAGCTTTATCTCCAACAACTATAAGAAGTACGGCTTTTCCTCTTCAAGCAGTTTGTATGACGATTATGAGAGCTGGCTCGAGGGGCAGGGCGGCGGCAGCGGAAGCGGCAGCAGCGGCAAGACACTGCCGCAGGGTCAGTTTATTGCTCTACTGAGCGGATTCAACACGTCGCTGAAAAACGGTGAAGGCGAGCGTATCCTTTCGACGCTCGACAAGGCATGGCCGCTGATGACGAGTGATCAGAAGGCAGAAATGCAGAAGCTGCTGACGCAGTACGGCTATTCCTACGAGGAGGGCTAAATGGGACGATTAGTAAAAGCGAATCCGGAAGTGGAAGCGAGCAAGGGCCAGACGACGGTTGTTGGAACCGGCACGCACGGCAGGCTTGTGAGAACGGGGGATGTGAAGCGCACATCCCCTACGGGCAATGTGGTGCAGAAGAAGCCGACAGTGCAACCGAGCAAGGCGGCAACGATTCCCGCAAAGTCGAGCAGCCCCATGTTCCGCACGCGGCAGAATGTCGTGACGCCAAAAAATCAAAGCGCGCTTGCGCAGAATCTTGCGCAGGGGGCCTTACAGAAGAAGGACGCGAAGAACTACCAGAGCAAAGAAGCGTTCGAACAGCACGTGCAGGAGGTAAAAGCCCCCACGGTCGCGCAGCGCGTCGGCAACACCGTCAAGGGCGCGGCGAAAACCTATGGCGCGGGGCTCGTCAACCTTACCGGTATGGCGCAGACCGGCAGCGGATTGCAGCGACGCGAGGAAGCAAACACCGAAATTGCCCTGTGGGATCAGGATATCAAGGCACAGCGGGACGTGCTTGCAGACCCCAGCAGCACCGAAAGCGAGCGCGACACTGCTCGAAATGTCATTGCGGCACTGGAAGCGCGGAAAGCCGCATACCTAAAAGCTTACGGCGAGGGCGGCGAGGTGGAGCGCACGGCGGGCAACATCTACAAGGCCGCCGACCGACTCGCCGACAGCGGCGCAAAGGACATCAGCAAGGCAAAGCGCGATCTTGGCGGCGCGGGGCGGCTTGCAGTCGACGTTGGCGTGGCGGGCGCGCAGATGGGCATGGACGCGGCTCTCGGGCTTCTGACGGGTGGCAGTGCACTCCCTGCGATGTTTGTCCGCAGTACGGGCGGAAGCGCGCAGGAAGCACGCAGACAGGGCGCAACGCACGAGCAGCAGGTCAACTATGGCTTTGCAAGCGGCGCACTTAGCGTGGCAACCGAGAAGATCGGCAACGCGGCAGCGCCGTTCAAGAAAATGTTCGGCAGGGGCTTCTTAGATAGCGTCATCGAGCGCACGATGTCGGGGCTCAATAACAGCGCGGCGGGCAAGATCGCGCTGTCGTTCATTGAAGAGGGCGGCGAGGAAGTGATTGAGGATCTTGTCCAGCCCGCGCTGCAGATGATCTACAACGGCAAGACGCTCGGTGGGAGTTACAGCGAGCTGGAAGCGGCGGAGGTTCTGAATGACTTCCTTGTTGGCGGCATTCTCGGCGGTATTGGTGGCGGCGTGGAAGCTGCGGCAAACCGATTCGCGCGCTTTGATAACTCCCTGGGTGAGAGCGGGCGAAAAGCGATTCGCGGCTCGTATCAGGAGGGCAAGGACACGGCACAGCACGTGAAGGACTTTATCCCTGCCTACAATGCGGGCGTGGAGGGAAAGGCGAACCCGAACCCGACGAATGAGACGGCCTATGCAGGCTATGTCGCGGGGCAGAACGACGCGAAGAAAGAGGCAGGAACGGGCGAGCATATTGACAGCCGCACGAAGGAAAATGTATCGAGCAGAAATGTAAACGCTTTCCAGTTTGACCACCCCGAGCTGCACGGTTATTACAGTACGGCGGCAGAGCAGATCGCCGGTATCGCTGATATAAGCCTTTCGCGCGGACAGCAGAAGGGCGCGCGGCAGCGGACGGCAAACGGATACCAGAGAAACAATCAGATATTCGAGACCCCCGCCATGCGCAAGGCGATGAACGAGGGCCTGACGCGCACGCAAATCATTGATGCAGCGCAGCGCATCATCAACGATAATGGACAGGAGAATGTCAAAGCGGCGAAAACGCTCGAGATCGTTCTTGACGACATGCTGACGAATGGGTACACTGCTGTTGATGGAACGGCGGTTGCCCCCAATACGGATTATATTGCAGCAAAGCAGCAGATCGCAGGCGCAGAGGTGCAGGCGACCGGCTTTGACAAGTATGTAACTGACAACCGCCTTGCCCTCGAGACAGGAGATGTGACAATGGATGAGCTGCGCACAGAATATGCGCAGCAGGAAGGAGCCGAACATGGAGAAGCAGTACATTTACGCAACGGCAGCGAACGGGATAACGGTGCGGATCCCCGCGGAGAAGTACGAGGCGTGGAAGAAGGCGCAGGACGAAATCCGGGCCGGAAGGAAGGGCGACACTTCGCAGACAGCGAAGCAGCTTCGCTCGATTATGGAGAAAAAGTAAGCACTGCGAGCTTCGGCATCGGCAGAGGCGCATTCAATGACAGCGTCTATCTTGTGAAGAACGAGACGGCGGAAATGCGCAAGGCGAAGGACCTCGCCAAAGAGCGCGGCCTGCGCGTGACGTTTTTTGCCGGAAATAATCTGACGTTCCGTGACAAGAGCGGGAAAACGTTCCAGGTGCGCGGCTACGTTTCAGGTGACCGCGTATTTATCCGTGCGGATCATCCGGAATTTACGTCGTACCAGATCATGCGGCATGAGGCCGGACATGATATGATCGCAAAGGGCGAAGTCGATTTGAACGAGGTACGCACGCGCATCGATAAGACCTTTACCGGCGGTGAGGTCGACTCCCTCTGCACGGCGTATGCAGACGCTTATGCCGGCACCGAAATGACGGCGCAGGAAATTTGGGAAGAGGTGGTTTGCGACAGCCTCGGCGATATGAACATTTTCGCCGACAGTGAGATCAGCGATGCGGCAGCGTTTCTTCTTGCGCATATCAAGGTGGAGAGCGAAACCGTTGCGCAGGAAAGCACGCGTGCGCCGCCAAGCAAAATAAATGGCAGGGCGAGCATTGAAGAGGCTGCCGATGGCAAAAAATATGTCCGCGCCGACAGACAGGTCATTTTTGGAAATGACCCGCAGAGTTGGAGCGAACAGCTGGAAGACTATATTAACGGGAAAATCCGCCGTGGACAAGACGTTAAGCTTATCGGCGCGGATGGCGACGAATTGGTTCTGACTGCGACCTCGGCAGGGAAACTGAGCGACAACCACACCAGCGATGGGCGTACTATGAGCGAGGCGGCATTTGAGCGAAAAGTAAATGCAGCATCGCATATTGACGAGTTGGCGCAGGTTTCTGTCAAGGGGGACAGGAACGTTGTAGATCATAACAGTCGACATGGAGACATGGCAAGTAGCGGTTGGAATTATCGCACGGCGTTTTTCAAAGACTTTGACGGGAAATATTACAAGGTTACGATATCGACGGCGCAGAGCGCAGACGGTAAGATGATCTATAATATTGGGCAGATGCAAGAAAGAAGCATCCCCCAAATTAATGGCTCTTCCGCTGCGGACAGCGGCGCTCTGCGAGGGAATGCTTCTGTAGATAGTCTATCTCGTGGCGTACAAAATGTCAAGCTGAAGTTCAGCATGGAAACGCCGGTCGAAGAGACTGACAAACTGATCGCCGTCCACAACAAGGATGAGGCCAGCATCATGTCCGCGCTGAAGCTGGGCGGCCTGCCCATGCCCTCTATCGCCATTGTAAAAGCCAGGGACGGGCACACCAAGTACGGCCCCATCTCCCTTGTGTTCAGCAAGGACACCATCGACCCGCAGCTATTCCGCGCCAACAAGGTGTACGGTGGCGATGCCTGGACGCCGACAGCTCCGCGAGTAGATTACCCCGTGAACAGCAAAAAGGCATCCCAGGTGGAGCACGAGCTGCACCGGCTGGCCGGGGATGTCTCCGTGGCCGGGGGCATCTTCGGGAACAGCGCCGCCCTGCGCTCTATGGGCATCGACAACACCAGCACCAGGAGCACGGCAGAGCTGGCGGAGAAGCTGGCCTCCACGGACACGGTGCGGGCGGCCTATCTGGCAGACCAGGGCAAGAGTCTGGAGCCGGTGAAGATGGACAAGGTGTGGGACAAGTTCGGTAACGACACCCTGCAAAAGGTGGTTGACCGCCTGGGCGTGAACACGCTGGCTGAAATCGAGGCCAACCTGGAGACCGGTGAGAGCGTGAAGGACGCCCTGGGCGAGAATGCCGAGGTCATCCGCGACATTCTCCGGGACTACTACCGGGAACAGGGCGAACCCATGCTCCGCAGAATGGCCGTCAAGAGGCATTGGACCGACGCGGAGATCAACGAAAGACGGCAGAACCGCATCGACAATTCCATGGACGGCGTTTCCATCTTCACCCTGGAGGACATCGTTCACCACGCATGGGATATGTACCAGGACGGCGGCGCGACCAAGGGCGAAATTGACCGGATGGCTACCTCTGACGCGCTGCGCAGCTCCGTGGATGACCACGCCGTTGAGGAGTGGATTGCCGGGAAGCTGGACGGCCTGCTGGGCGAGGCGGGCATCTACAATGGCAAGGACCCCTACACCCCCTCCGGCAATCTCCGCAGTTTCTCGCAGCTCCACTATGCCTACACCCTGGAGAACATCGTCAAGGCGATGAAGGAGGGCCAGGAGGAGCGCGGCGGCAGCACCTGGGGCGCAAGCGCCAAGACCCTGCAATCCGTGGCGACGCCGGAATACCGCAGCATCCAGGAGATCAAGGCGGACAGTGGGCGGCTGGGCATGGACGAGGGGACCGAGTATGAAGCAAAGCTCCAGGCCATTGATGACCAGATCGGCAGCATCATCACGAAGATCAAGCAGGGAAACAAGGCTCATTCCGACAATTCCTTCGTCGAGAGCGACATCATCGGCAGCATCCTGATGGAAACGTCCAAGGGCAAGAGGACGGTGGACGCTATCATGCGGGCCTTCTCCAAGGAGGGGTACAAAATCAGCAGCCAGACGGCCCAGGACATCCAGGCCGTCTACCAGGAGGCGGCGGAAATGCCCACCGGCTACTTTGAGGCCAAGCCCCAGCGCGCCGTTGGGTTTGACGAAGTTTTGGCAGCGGTGATCCCGGACAACAGCAGCGACCGTCTGAAAGCCGCATTGCAGGATGCCGGGGTCAACACGGTGGAGTATATCGCCGGAGATGAGGCGGACCGTTTGGAAAAAGTCAACAGCGTGGATGACGCGGCATTCTCCCGCGAGATCCCTGAGGCAAACTACGAAACGTTGAAAAAGAAGTACGGATATATCCCGGCGGGCGAGCGTGCATACCGCGAAGTGCAGGTACCGAAGAAGACGGCGGATGACAAATATGTCAGCCGCACAATCCGCACGGTGCTGGAAGCAAAGGCCACGCCGGACGCAATGATACCGACGTTGGAACGAATGGTGGCAAAAGGAGATTTCTCCTACGACCGCTATACGGACAAGCAGGCCATTAGTGACGCAGAAAGCCGCATAAAAACCGAGGGTTGGCAAAAGACCCTGAATAAATGGAAAAATTCCACCAAAGAGGGAATCAGCAAGGAGAATACGGCGATTGGCTGGGCGCTCTACAACAATGCAGCAAACAGCGGTGATGTGGAGACAGCTATCGATGTGCTCGACACCATCGTAAAGCGCCAGAGAAATGCGGCACAGGCGTTGCAGGCAACGCGGCTGCTCAAGCAGCAGGACCCCGGTACGCAGCTTTATGCGGCGCAGCGCAGCGTGGAGAACTTGACAGAAGATCTCAAAAAGCAGTACGGGGAAAAGGCCCCTGATCTGGAGATTGACCGCGACCTCGCTGAGAAGTTCCTGAACGCAAAGGACGACGATGCGCGCACCGAGGCGATGAAGGAAATCTATCGCGATATCGGCAGACAGATGCCGAGCCGCTTCATTGACAAATGGAACGCTTGGCGCTACTTTTCGATGCTTGGTAATCCACGCACGCATGTGCGCAACATCGTTGGCAACGTAGGATTTGTTCCTGCTGTCACGGTAAAGAACGTCATCGGCGCAGGCATTGAGAGCGCTGCGAACGCGGTGAGCGGCGGCAAAGTCGGACGCACGAAGGCAATCCTGACGACGAAGGACGCAGGGCTTATCAAGGCGGCATGGAGTGACTATGCCAACATTCGCGAGCAGGCTCTCGGCAGCGGCAAGTACAATGATAATGTCAATGTGCGACAGGAAATCGAGGAAGGGCGCACGATCTTCAAACCAAAGCTGCTGGAAGCGATGCGCAAATCTAACAGCACGGCGCTGGATGCGGAAGACGCATGGTTCTCCAAGCCGCATTACGCGGCGGCGCTGGCGCAATTCTGCAAAGCAAATGGCATTACCGCGGAGCAGGTCGCTGGCGGGAAAGGCATTGAAGCGGCACGCGAATACGCGATCAGAGAGGCGCAGAAAGCAACCTATCGAGACACCAATGCGTTTTCACAGATGATCTCCGATCTCGGCAGATACCGCGGGGATAACAAGATGAAACGCCTCGGAAGCACCCTCGCCGAAGGAATCCTGCCGTTCCGCAAGACACCAGCCAACATTCTGGTGCGCGGCGTGGAATACAGCCCTATTGGTTTCCTCAAAAGCATAAGCTATGACCTTGTGCAGGTGCAGAAGGGTAATATGCAGGCGACCGAAATGATCGACCGTGCCGCCGCCGGTCTGACCGGCACGGGGCTGATGATGCTCGGCCTTTATATGGCGAAAGAGGGCATTCTTCGCGGCAGCGGCGGTGATGACGAGAAGAAGAAAAAGTTCGACGAGCTGCAAGGGCATCAGGAATATGCGATGGAGCTGCCAAATGGCACGAGTATTACGCTGGATTGGCTTGCGCCGGAAGCGCTTCCGTTTTTCGTCGGGGCAAACCTTTACGAGCAAATGCAGGCGAACAACGGGTATCTCACTATGAGTGATATGCTTCAGGCAGCAAGCAACGTGACGGACCCGCTTCTTTCCATGAGCTGTCTGCAAAGCCTGAACGACGTTTTTGACGCGGTGGGGTATGCGTCCTCCGGGGACACAAACGCACTAACCAGTGCGGTAGCAAGCGCGGCGACGAGTTATTTGACGCAGGGTATCCCGACGGTCTTCGGGCAGGCGGAGCGCACGGGCGAAAGCGAGCGCATGACGACCTATACGGATAAGAACAAATTCCTGACGCCGGATATGCAATATGCGCTCGGCAAGGCCAGCGCGCGTATTCCGGGCGTTGACTACGGGCAGATCCCCTTTATCGACGCATGGGGACGCACGGAAAGCTCCGGAGGAGTGATCGCGCGGGCATTTAACAATTTTGCGAATCCCGCGTATACCTCGAAGGTAAGCGGCAGCAAAATGGAAGATGAATTGAGCCGCCTGTATGAGGCGACCGGTGAGGCCAAAGTCCTGCCGCAGCGCGCACCGAAATCTTTTACCGTGAATAAGGAAAACAAACAGTTGACCGGCGAGGAATACGTCAAGTACGCCACAAAGCGCGGGCAGACTTCCTATAAGATCGTCAGCGAGCTCACGGGACTTGCGAGCTATAAGTCCATGAGCGACGGCGATAAGGCAGATGCCGTTGCGAAAGCCTACGAATATGCCAACATCGTTGGGAAAATGAGCGTGAGCAATTACCAAACGGACGGATGGGCGGCAAAGGCCATAGATACCGTCAAAAAAACGGGCGTTTCAGAAGCCCAGTATATTGCGCTTTATCTGGCAAAAGGCGGGATCGAAAGCCTGAAGGACAAAAATGGTGATACCATCAGCAACAGCGAGGGATTACAGATCATGGAGCTTGTTTATCAGCAGAAGGGGCTTTCCGATAAACAGCGCGCGGCCCTATTTGAGGACTTCGGCGTCGGGAAGAGCATTCGCCACTGGAACCGCGCGCGGGTGGACGAGCAGCTTGCAATCATGAGGAAGAAAGCGGCGTAAAGAAAAAGAACCTGTCGGTGGTCCGACAGGTTCTTTTGCCCCGTGGTGAATTTGCGGAGGCGGCATGATAGGCTCAATGGAGAACACCATAAAAATAAGGGGGCGTGAAAAATGGACAATGCAAAGCACTACGATGACGCAGAGATCGCGCTGATCGATGCACGCTGCAAGAGCAATACGCATCGAATCAATGAGTTGCAGGAGCACCAAACGGCGCTCGACAGGCTGGCGACGTCGGTCGAGGTGTTGGCGACCAAGCAGGAAACCGTTGAGGGAGACGTCAAAGAAATCAAAGAGGATGTAAAGGCCATCACGGGAAAGGCGGGGAAACGCTGGGACAGTCTGGTCGACAAGGCTCTCGCGGCGCTGGCTGGTGCGTTTATCGCGTGGCTGATTTCTGGTGTAGCCCTATGAAAAAGCTGAGAAAGCGGGACAAGTACGTCATCGCGGCAGTGCTCAACCTCTGCTGGTACTGCATTGCGGTGCTCGTATTGACCGCGCATGACAAGGTAGTGCCGGATAGCCTGACCGTCGCGTGGTTCGCCGCGTGGACGGCGGAACTGGGGCTGCTGGCGGGAATAAAAATCAAGGGAAAGGACGAATAACATGAACGAATTACTGAACAAGAGAATCGCAAACCTTCTCAGCGTGAAAAGCCTTGTGACGATTGCGCTGACGGCGACCTTCTGCGCGCTGACAGTACAGTCGAAGGTGACGCAGGAATTCAACACCGTGTACCTCATGGTCATCGCGTTCTACTTCGGCACACAGAACGCCGCGGGCAGCGCGAAGGGAGAATAAACGCATGAATATCCGCAAATATCCCGCGAACGCGGGGAACGTCGGCGGCACGCGCGCGGCGAGCGGCATTCGCTACATCGTCATCCACTACACCGGAAACGACGGCGACACGTCGCTGAACAACGCCAAATACTACGCATCGAACGTGGTGAAGACGAGCGCGCACTACTTCGTGGACGAGAAAGAGGTCATCCAGAGCGTGGACGACCTGCGCATCGCGTGGGCGGTCGGCGGGAAGAAGTACCCGAGTTGCGCGCAGACCGGCGGCGGGACGCTGCACGGCCGCTGCCTGAACGCAAACAGCATCAGCATTGAGCTGTGCGATGAGAAGAAGAACGGCGTATACGCGCCGGGCGCGAAGACCGTCGCGCAGGCACTTGAGCTGACGAAAGCTCTGATGAAGAAGTACAACATCCCCGCGAGCAACGTCATCCGCCACTTCGACGTGACGGGCAAGCTGTGCCCCGCCTACTGGTCGGGCAAGGAAAACGCGGGCAAGTGGGAAAAGGAGTTCAAGAGCAGGCTTGCGGAGCCGGACTACCGCGAAATGCTCAAAAAGCGCTCCGGTCTGGCGGATGCGACGATGGACTACCTCGCCGCTTACAAATACGGCGGCGACCTGATCCGAAAGCTCGCGGCGATGAAGTAACCCGGAGTTGGAGCGGTCGAAAAAGTAAGGAAGGAGCGGGCGGCGAAAGCCACGCGAAAGCGCTCTGCAAGCCCTACACGGGCATGGACAGTCAGCACAGGTCAATCCGCGCGCAATTATCTTCTATGGCCCCCAAGCGGGCTGTGGCGTATATCTTATCGTTTGAGCTGCCGCAGGACGAAGCGTACTGCCTTATTGAATGCGATGTGCGCGGGAAGAGCCGCGTCGAAGTCGCGGAGACACTGCACGTCTCACCGGAGTACGTGAAGACGCGGCGACGCCGGGCATACAGCAAAATCGCGGACGGCATCAAAAACACATAAAGAAGAGACCCTACAAAGACCTTTTTCAGGCTCTTTGCGGGGCCTCTTTTTCGTTATCATTGAGACAACAAAAGGAGGTGCGCGCATGGACCAGTTTGCAATTGCCGGATACAGCGGCGGAAACTGCATGATGTGTGTTATCGACAACGGTGATATTTTCCAGACCGACTATTTCGGCAACCGCCAGCAGCTCATCGGCAAGACCTCTTCGGCATACGCCGAGCTGGAAGCCACCACGCAGGAGTATTACGACAAGCTTGTTGAGCTGGGCGTCATCACTCCGCCCAAGACGCAGGAGGAGCTAATGGGCGAAATGCAGTCGGCTATGAGCGACATGGCTGCGGTCATCAAAAATCTGACCGATCAGGTAAAGGAGCTGAAGGAAAATGGACCTCAAGCAACTCTTAGCGGCAGCGGCGAGAATGTTTCCCAGCGCCGACCTGCAAGGCGCGGCGGAGAAAGCGGAGCAGGCGATCAGCGGGACGGTTGACACGCTGGAGGGCGTGCAGAGCACGGCGCGCAGGCTCGGCATTGATCCTGGTATCGCCGACAGCCTATATTCGCGCTACGGGCGCACAATGCAGGCGAAGGCCCTGTGCGGGCTTCTCGGCACGACCCCAGAGGCTTTGCGCTCTGACGCCAATAAAATACTCGGCGGCACACAAAACGGTTCACAGGCCCCGCAAAAGGGCAAAGCGGGGCACTCAACCAAATTCCCCCGGCTGAAATAGCTGTTGGAATAATTTTTGAGGAAAGGAGAATGCACCATGAACAACGATCAGAGCACCGGCATGAGCTGGCTCGCGGTACTGTTTATCATCATCGTCATCGCGGCGCTGTTTGGCGGCTTTGGCAACGGCTTTGGCTTTGGACGCGGCAATATGCCGTATCCCGTCAATGACACCGGCTGCAACCGCGTGAGCAACTGCGAGGTCGAAAAGCAGGGGATCATCGACACGTCCCGCACGCAGTATCTCATCGAGCAGCAGAGCAACGACACGCGCATGGCAATCAACGCCAGCACTGAGGCGATCACCAGTCAGGCCAGCCGCATCTACGAGCAGCGCCTGCAGGAGACCATCTTCGACCTCAAGATGGAGAACCAGAACCTCAAGAACGGCATCTTCACCAAGGAGCAGACAGACGCCCTGGCGGCGAAGATCTCCGATTGCTGCTGCGGTTTCAACCGCCGTCTGGATGCGATCGAGGGCCGCATGCTGACCAAGCCCGCACTGTACGGCGTGGCTTCGACCTGCGCAGGCCAGATCATCCCCGCGTCTTGCGGCTGCAACGGCAACGTCAACCTTTAAGACCATATTCCCCGCTCGGGGGACATGGCAGGCCCCTATGGCCGGGTAACAGGCGGGGCAATAGCCCCGCCTATTTTTTATGGAAGGAGAATAAAAATGTCTTGTAAATCTGCTCTTTACGCTGCCATGCAGACGCCTACCGCTGTCGCGGTCGACGGCGTCATTCCTCTTGGCAGCCTTATCCGCCGCTACGGCTGCGACGTGGCCCTCAACGGCAACGCTGTCAACATCACCGGCGCTGGCTACTACGATGTCGACGCCTCGGTCACCGTCACGCCTGCCGCTGCCGGAACCGTCACCGTTACACTCTACAAGGACGGCGTCGCCGTCCCCGGCGCGACCGCCTCGGCGACTGCCGCCGCCAACGGCACGGTCGATCTCAGCATTCCGGCGCTTGTGCGTCAGGTCTGCTGCGCGGAAGGGTCCGCTCTGACGCTGGTACTCGCCGGTGCCGCTGCTACGGTCAATAATGTGGCGCTGCGCGTGCAGCGGATCTGAGAGGTGCGCGATGGTGCAGCTCTTGATCGGGATGCTGCTTGGCGCGATGGTGGCCACGCCCACAGGGCGCAGCATCGGCAATCAGATCGGCGACGCGGCACTGGCGGAGATCAAAAAAGCAATGCCGAAGCCGACCGCAGAAAGCGAGGAAGAAAATGAAACTCATTGAAAAACTGTCGGCGATGGTCGACGAGGAAATCGAGGACGCGATGAAGTACGCGAAATGCGCCCTCGAGTACAAGGACGAATGTCCTGCTCTTGCGAAAACTTTTTACGAGCTTTCCGGTGAAGAGATGCATCACATGACGATGCTACACGCTGAGGTCGCCGGCGTCATCCAGAAGTATAAGCAGGAGAAGGGCGAGCCGCCCGAGGGCATGAAGTGTCTCTATGACTATCTGCACAGGAAGCAGATCGAGAGAGCTGCCGAGGTTCGGACGATGCAAGGGATGTTTCGAGAGGGATGAGCGAGCCCAAAAAATGATGCACTATTAGCCAAAAAGGCCTCTGCCCGCAATGGGTAGAGGCCTTTTATGCGAGGGTAACTGCGGGGGTAACAGGATAGAAATATTGGGCATAATCGAGAATTTGCCAGAATAGTCTAAATATGAAAAAACCTCGGAACCGCAACGGTTTCGAGGTTTTTCTTGGTCCGAGTGGCGAGACTTGAACTCACGGCCTCTTGACCCCCAGTCAAGCGCGCTACCAACTGCGCCACACCCGGATGATGTGTACTGCTCAATGTCAGCTTAGATAGAATAGCACACCAGTCCGGAAAATGCAAGTCCTAATTTGAAATTTTTTCAAAAATTTTGTCGAGACC